CCCAGATAAAGTACCGTGGTCAGTGATGGCAATTGCTGGCATCCCTAACTCAACTGCACGGTTCACGTATTCTTCTGGAGTAGCAACACCATCCATTAAGGAATAGTGTGTATGAACATGTAAGCCAACGTAGTTCATCTATTACCAGTCAATGTTTGTTGAAGTAACAGAAGGAGTATCAAATCCAAAATAGAAGCTTTCCTGTTCTGGATATGGTACTTCACGAACAACCTTTTCTAAATTGAAAAACTCATTAGCTTCCCAATTAAATGGTTCTGTGTCTGGAGTGCTTGGAATAAGGGTATAGTTTGTCTCAGTTCCCTGTCCATTACGCTTCAACTTCCAGATAAGATTTGAGATGCTACCAGTTTCTAGAGCATACTCACGAATTGTATTGAAGGCTGATTGCTTGCTGATACCCTGTGACCATACTGCAATATATGGATCTTCAGTTCCATCATCAACAAGAACGTTTGTGTAGAAACGAAGACGTGATCTCCAACCGCTCTTTGGCTCTTTACGTGCCATTTCACAACCGAAGCAACGACCTTCTGATTCTTGAGTACAAGCTGCCTTGCGCTTGTAGTCCTTTGGATTTGTGTGTTCTGAAACTACAACTGCAAGACCACGCTCTTCATTATAGTTTGCTGAATCTGAATCTAGTTCGTTTACAAAACGAATCTTTGCTGCTTGTCCGTCAGCTAACTTTACCCAACGAACCTTTGTTCCTGTGCTTTCATATTTTGGCTTGTCAACTAATGCGTTGATGTTCTTAAGCCCTTTTACTATAGTCATGTTTTCTCCTTATATAAGTTTTTCTATTTTAGCATAGCAATGATAGAGTTGTCAAATTGATATTCAAGTTGTCTAATAGCATCATCATTCATATCGCCAATATCTTTATATTGTTTATCTAATCTAATTACTGTTATTAGTGACCCTAGTTTCTCAGTTAGGCGGTCAGCCATAATTGAGCCAGCTTCATCATTGTCTGCAACAAGTACAACATTATTGAAGTACTTTTCTAATAGTTTCATCTGGCTTGATGAAACATTAGCCCCCAGCGTAGCTACTGCTGGGAATCCTACTTGATCCAGTCTGATAGCATCAAAAGATGATTCTACAACATACACCATCTTTGATGATTTAACTCTGTGTAAGTTAAATAATATTTTACTCTTAGGCAACCCAGGAGTATTTTTAAATTCTTTTCCTTCTATAGTTCTTGCAACAAACCCTATTGTCATACCGTCTGGAGACTGCATAGGAATTACCACAGAATCTTGTTTCTCTGAATAACCTAGGTCAAACTTTGCAACAGAATCTTTTGTTATTCTGCGACCTTCAAAATATGACATAGCTCTAGGAGAATCTATGGCCTGCTTGTTTAATCTTCTAATCAACAATTCATCATATTGAACAAAATCTGGTGCAGCATATAAAGCTTTATTTACTACATCAGAGATATTTACTTCTATCTCTTTTGTCTTTATATACCGTGCAGACTCAAAGTATGATCTGCCAGTTGTGTGCATAATTAATTCAATAAGTGGCTTAGTGGTTTGGCATCCAAAGCAAAAGAATAATCCAGAGTCTTTAGAAACTTCACCTGCAGGAGTTCTATTATTATTATGATATGGGCAAAATATAATATAGTCAGTTCCGTATTCTGCTTCTATATCTATTCCAGCACCAGTAAGTACCCTGTGAATTTGCTGTGCTGTATATATCTCTTTATTTGCCATCTTCATAATCTTTATATTTGTAGTAACCTTTATCAAAGTCTGCTTGTATTAAAAAGTCTCCCATGAATCCATTACGGTTTTTTCTAAACGCACATTCAATTATATCACTGTTGGACGCTCTACCAAGTGCTAAAACCCAGTCAGCATCGTAGGCAATCTGTTTTGACCAAGCAGTTTGTCCAAGTGTTGGAACAGTGCTCATATTTGTAACATCATCTGGTGTTGCAGATGATATTGCAATAATTGGCACCTCTTCACTAATTGACATAAGCTTTAGCTCACGAGAAAGATTCTTCATACGAATAGTTTCGTTGTCAGACTTTTGATTAGGAGACATCAGCTGTAGATAGTCAACAATAATAAAGTCTGGCTTATATTGATCAATCTTTCCACGAATTACTGATGGAGTAATTTCTCCACCGCTATCATTTGAAATAATATGAAATGGCGGTCTTCCAACAATTTTATTTTCATGCCATTTCTTTAGCATATCAATTTCAATATCTCCATTTGAAATTTTGCGATGAGACCAAAGGCCTTCGCCCATAATTGCAAATACACGGTTACGGACTTCTGTCTCAGACATTTCAAGGCTTATGATCATTGGAGTTTTGCCCTGCTTCCATGCCTGTACCGCAAAGTAAAGAGCGAGCCAGGATTTGCCAATACCTGGATATGCCAAGAAGATTCCCAATTGACCTGGCATGATTCCTGAAGGGAGATAGTTGTCAAACCCTGGCAAACCTGTTTTAATTCCTAGCTTACCAAGCTCCTGTTGTTTCTTAACATTTTCAAAATATGCAATAGCAGAATCAATGTCTGTTGCATCAATATCACGTATTACAGATGTGTTCTTTTTTAGTTCTGAGGTTTTTGTGATTAGTTGCTCTAGTGCTTTTACACCTTGACCACCCTGAATTTCAGTAGCTGCATTGCGAATAATATCTTTTAGACTATCATTTAGATATTCAGCCTGAAGTTCTTCCAGATGGTGCTTTGTTGCTCCAACATTTTGAACTGGAGAAAAATCTCTAAACTTTTCTATAATAAGAGATGTAGGAGGAACAGTACCATTAGACTCAGAATATCTTTTGATGAAGTTCCAAACGTCATTATGTGTTCTTAGTATTGAGTCTACATTGGCTTGTAGCAGAACATGAACTTGCTTATCTTCTAATACCGCAGATATTAGTTTTGCTTCTGTATTATTCACCTAACCACTTCCTTGCCAATTTTCTACGCTCTGCTCTCTCTAGTATATCCTGCTCTGTTGCCTGTCTATTATTTAAAATGTCTTGTGCATTGTATGCAAAAAAGTTCCAAGATGGAGTTTGTGCTATTTCAAAGTAATACTCTAATAAATCATAGCAGGCTGGAAGCCCGTATGACTCGACTAGGGCATCAGCACCCCATTGCTCAACGTTTAGATTGAGATTAGACTTTTGCTCATATCTTTGTAAATGAAGCTTATTGTAGCGACTGAGCAAAGCCATTCGGTCTTTGCGCTCAGCCATATTAGTCCTCTACTAACTCTTGCTTTGCTTCTTGAACTTTCTGAACAACCTTAGCTTCAACAAAATCGTAAACACGATCCATAGCCTCGTTTGTATTTTCGTTTTCACGGACACTATCAACTACGCCAATATCTACTCGCAAAGATTGAAAGTTTCCTAGATTAAGTGTGTATCCAAGTGTTACAGATACCTTTGTTTCATTACGTTCTTCCACTGCTGCCTCCTTCATAGGCTAATTAATGCTCTCTCCCCAAACAGGTATAAACCCGCCGTCTTCTGTCTTTGTATAAACCAGTATACCATCGCCAGTTTTTCTTGTCAACTCTTGACTTGTTGGCGTCATGTTATTTGTTATTAAGTTATCTTTTCTTGGTCTTCCAATATGTATAGTTGCAAGTATATCACGTATCTCTTTTACTTGCGACTCAGAGTAGTAAGCTCTGATCTTCCACTCTCTTGTACCGCCAACCTGTGCACCAGTTGGTGGTGGAATAATTCCACGTTTAATTAATGACGGAAAATATTTCCTATGCCTATTGACAAGTCTTGCTGTATCTGCTACAGTATATGCTCTTTGTCTATTTTTTCTAAAATCAGAACGTAGACATGTTTCTAATCTATCTTGAGTTATATTATATACAGTGACTAATCCAGTTGATCTAGAGCTATGATACAGTCTAACTAAGTCTCCATTTAAAAACCAAATTTTCTTATTGGCTTTTATTACAGGCTCGTTATTGTATTCTTGACTCTGGATTTTTCCTTTTCCAGTAGCCATCTTCCCTCCAAAGATTGAGATGGTGGATGAAAAAAATTTCTTGTTCCGCACAGTATGCAAAAGGTCTCTAAATGATCAGCACTCGTGTACTGACGATCTATAAAAACTCTACCTTTACATTTTTTACAAAACATTATGTTAGATTTTCAATTCCTACTTTTTCTGCTATTTCTTCAGCATACTTCTTAGTTTCTTCATCTTTCTTATTCTGTTGATTAATAAGATGAGTTATTTCTGCTCTTAGTACAGCAACCTGTGTTTCATAGTTAGATACTAGTTCACCTATGCGCTGCTGTAGTGCAGTAATAATTAATTCTGATTTTTCCATTTTATACCCCCAAAATTTTTATTATGATAAAGCAGTTATTTCTGCATCAAGCACTGCAAGCTTGCTATTTAAATCAGCTAGCTGCTCGTTAAGAGAGCTAATAGCATCCTGATTTGGACTATCTACGGCATTCTCTTCCTTGATGGAAAGCTCTACTCCATACTTAGTATACTCAACAGTTCTTTTATGTTGATTAACTATGGTTATTTTTTCTTCATTGCTTAGTGTTGTCATTTTTCCTCCTAGTATATTATATCACTATCCTGTATATCCTGAAGCTCTTTTAAAAGTGCCTCCTTTTTTAGGATATAATCGGATAAATCTTGTTCCCTTGAGTCTATACCCTTGGATTCATCCCATGGTATATTAGATATTCCATAAGATAGTCCATCTATAATTTTTGATAGATTATTTATTTTATCATTTAATATTTCTATTTTATCTATATTATTCATATTTTACCTATATGGCGTATAAATTGCTGAATACGCACTACTTCCGTTTGCATTAGTTGCTCTTACTGCAAATGAGACATATGTTGAGCTTGTTCCGCCATCTACTGAGCTATCATATGTTGACCCACTTGTAAAATTTCTAGATGCTTTTGCTGTAGAACCTGTACCTGATCCATCAGTAGCGTGGTATGGAATAATCTGATAGCTAGTAGCTCCTGATGAAGGATCCCAACTAAATGTATAGCTTGTTCCACCATTATAAACATTTACTAGTCCAGTTGGAGTTGCTGGTGCAGATCCACTAACTGCTTGCCATCTTGCATAAAATGTTCTAGTATCAAAAATAGTCCATGATGCACCAGCATTTAATGAATATAGATAGTCTCCTGATGGAGTATCTCTCCAATATAAAAATGTATACCCAGACCTTGTTGGTGTTGGTGCATAAATAACTGTACCACTTACACCGCTATTTGATGTTGGTGATACTGAACCACCATTAGCATTCCATGTAACAGTATATGTGGTTGGTGCAGCAATTGGACCTCTTTCTTGTCCAGCAACAAATGCAGATGATCCTCCAGCATTTGAAGCGCTTACATATGTTCTAAAATATCTTTGTCCAGAATCATAGTCTGCTTGTGTGACTGTATAATTTAAAGTTGTACCTGTTCCAGAAGCTACTAAAGTTTCTGACATAATAACACCAGCTGTGCCACGGTATATTCTTATATCGTAACTTGTTGGGCTATTAATCCAAGATCCAACACCTGCAGTAAGTGTAGTTCCAACAGCTATGCTTGTAGGTGCTAATGTTGGAGCAACAGTATTAACTGGAATTGGTGAAGAATATGTTACGGATCCAGATCCGCTACCGCTAGATGTTTTATCTGCAGGAGTTACTGAAGAAGAAAAATTATACGTAGAAGATGTTCCAGTCTGATTAGCACCAGAATACAATGTTATAGAATTTAATGTGACAACTCTTGATGTAGAGCCTATAGTTATATCATAATTAACAGAAGATCCCGTATTATTTCCATAATCGGTTACTGCACCTATTCCGCTTAATGTATAAGTAATTGCATAGCTTGCTGTATTTGTTTGATTCCAGCTAATCCTAGCTTTTTTATTATTATTAGTTGTTGTTACAGTAACAGAAATAGTTCCGCTTGAAGTATATGATCTAGTTATAGATGTATCAAAAGGAGATGTACTATCTACATGTGGTGACCCACTAGTTCCAGCTCCGCTATATGCAACAGATATTGATGTTGCTGGAGAACCATTAGCCCACGATATTGTAGCAATATTTGAAGAACTTCCAGAAACAGATATACTTGATGCTTGAGATGGTGTATCTGTAATATCAGACAGTGTTGCATTTGATAGTGTTGGTGGTGGTGGTGCCGTTGTCACATACGCAGACAGTCCAGAACCATCATGGTAAATACCGTAAGTTGAATTGTAAACATATCTAGCATTAATTGTTACTAAATATTGTGTTAATGAAGTTAAAGCTACTGTTGTATCATGGTTATTATATGATGCTCCTGATACGTTTATAACTTTTGGATTATAACCAGTTGGGTACGTCGCATCTGAAACTTTTTGAATATAAAAATCAACTTGATTTGTATAAACGCTTGGTAAGAATGTTGTTCTAAAAGCCGATTGCGTTATATTGGAAAATGTTGGAGTTTCACTAATCTGTAGTGGAGATGTTGCTGTAGACACCCTTATGATAATATTTGATGCTGCAGACTGAGTTCCAGCTCTGTCTATATTATATGGTGTAGCATACAGCTGAAAGCTAATACCTGTAGAATCTGGTATCCAATATGTAGTATTTGTTGGATATGTTCCATTAGTTGATACTTTACAAAAATAATATGCGCCATTATAAAGAACATAGTCTCCAGGGGTATATGTTATAGTCTGAATTCTAGTCCAATATGAAGTATTTGTTGGAACTTGTCCAGAAACTCCCAGCTCATCGTATGGCGGTGTAGACCTATATATAGTTGTTGTTAGCCTATATTGATTACCAGCGTACCAGACAGTATTATTTAAAAAATATGTTGTAGACGGACTATATGTATCACTATTCCAAGTATCTAAAGTGAATTGTGACAAAAGATTGGTCTGTATTTTATATGGAAAATTACTTACCGTATTTTGAGTATAAGTTGTAGTTGATAAAGATGGAATAGATATACAGTCATAATAATATAATACTTTTGTTGTATTATTACCTGTTGTAAAAAATGATTGTGCATTACCAGCAGTAAAGTTGTAGCTTTCAACAGATGTTAAATTTCCTGGTAGTGGATAATTTACATCTATTGATGTTAAGCTTTGTTTACTTCCTGGTTGAGCAGTAATTGTTATAATTTTATTTCCAGATGAACTATAGGTATGCGCTATTGTTTGATTAACTGTAGAAGTATTTGCTGATACAGTATAACTATTAGATGTGCCATCCCCCCAATCCACAATATAACTATTAGGATAGTGGCTAATGCTAAAAGAAAAATTAGTGGAGGTATTAGGAAATGCTGTTACTGGAGTTACTTGACTTACTGCTACTGCCTGATCCAATATATAGGTTTGAGATACTGCTGTACCAAATGTACCATCTGGATTAGTTGCTTTTACCCTAACAAAAAGGAAATCTCCTGCATATATTGATGTATATGTTCTTGTACTTCCTATATAGCCACTATTAGTCACTACCCCAGTTATTCCATCTTCAATCCACCAATCATACTCATATGTGGTTGAAGCTGAAACATTACTCCAAGTTCCCTTATTGGCTGTTAACTCTGTACTTACTGGTAAATAAGATCTATTATTTAATGGTGTAATTATTGGGGCAACGGTATTTTGTGGAGGATTTCCAGCTGTAGTAAATAAATAATTATCAATAGTTCTTGTAGTTGGGCTAGTGGCGCTGTCTCTCCAACTATCGTTTGCTGTTACGACTAGCTTAGCGTAATATGCGGTATTTGGAGCTAAAGATGCTGAATCATTTATATATGCAGTATTAGTGCCAGCAGCTATATTTACTGTCTTTACAACAAAATTATCTGAAACTCTTCTAATGGTTAATGTTTGATCATATATATAGCTAGTTTGATCTGGAACACCAGATATGTTCCAACTAAAAGTTGCTCCGTAACTAGTTATAGAGCTTGCAGATAGATTGCTTAGAGTAAAACCAATTCGCAATAAAATAGCTGCAGTTTCTAATGGTGTGGTTCCATCAGCATTAGTTGCTTGCACAAGACCTTTAATATAGTATGATGGATATAATGCATCTGAATCTGTAATAGTATAACTAATATATGTAGAATCTGTTGTACTTGATGCTGTAGGACTTGAAGATGAGTTATAGGTTTGATCCGCAACACTTGTATACCCACTTGCAGCATTGAGTGATGTTTGTATTCTAAGTCTATAAGATGTAGGATTTTGTGTCCATCCACCTCTGCTTAACCTTACAGTGTTTCCACTATAGAGTGGTTCAGTTTGACCATCTGAAGCTCTATATAAAGATGAAAAGGGTGATTTTGGTTGTGGAGCATCTGTTCCACTAAAAACTAATTGCCATTTTGCTGCAATAGTATTATTAAAACGATAAATCTTTTTTATTTTTTGCCATACTGAACCATTCCATCTATAGATATTGGACATGGCTTTCCACTCAGGTGTACCTGGTGTACTTGTACCTGGATAACCATCGCTATCATATCTAAAAATTGGCATAGCTTCCCCACTATACTAGAGTCATATAAAGGTCACCAGTACTAAAGTATCCAGGATTAGTGGATGTATATCTTGGTTGACCATTGTAATATCCCTGAGTTGCTCCAAATGTGTTATTAAATGCATATCTAGAAGTAATTGATGATGTTGGAGTATTATTTCCACCATACCAAATTGCTCTTCCTGTAACTATTTTACCATCTGGTACCCCGCCAATAGCTGCAGGATTAATAATACTTACAACCGTTGGATCTCCAGCTGTTCCATCATCTCCACCACTAAGATCTGTTAAAACAAGATTGGCTCCACTAATTGTAACAGATGAAGATGTTCCTTGCAATATTCCACCAGCAAAACTGAAACTTCCAGTAGATGTCATTGTAGTTGCTGTGATATTTCCAGAAATTACTGCGTTAGTTGCATTTAGTATTCCACCTCTTGTAATATAAAAGTTTGGAATTTGCCCACTTGTACCAGCTTCAAAAATATTATAGCTAGATGTAGCCATATTTAATATATCTGTTCCAAATTTTACTGAATAATTTGTTGATACATCAATAACACCAGTAATAGATATTCTCTTGTTAACTGAATCAAGAACAAACTGCTGAGACCTATCTGTAATTGTAGAATCTCCTACAACCCATCCACCAATAAGACCACCCTTGGTAAAGAAGTTAATTGCTACTGGAAGTGGATTTCCAGATGTAGCTCCTGTATCATTTCCTCTTGGAGTTGAGCCATATGTAATTGGGGTAGTTAATATTTCTGTAATACCTGCACCACTAGAATTAAGAGCAGATAATCCATTTGTATTAATTACAACAGAAGATGTTGTTCCATTACCAGCATAAAATGTTCCTGTTGACTTGATTTGGAAGTTACCAGAGATTTCTCCAGATGTTGCTTGGATTTCTCCATTAATGATTGCTCCAGCTGCCTTAAGATTTCCAGCTGCATCTACGTGAAATCCACTAGGCCACGCTGAACCTACATCAAGGGTACCTCCAGATATTTGTGCACCCTGTGCGTACATTTTTCCATCTCTATCAACTGCAAACTTAGATGTATCTCCAGCTGAAGATGTGCTTCCTGCCCAGAACTTATATGTTCCAGAAGAAGACATTCCAGCATATTTTACTGATGTAGGGTCTAGCTTAAAAATACTACTTGAAGATATTTCCCAACCAGCAATACTTCCATAGTTTGCTGTTATAGCACCATTGGTAGTATCAAGAGATACTTGGTTGCTACCTTTTCTAATTAAGATACCGTCTTTATTAAAAATAAAACCATCGCCAGTTAAATTTCCTGGACTTGTTGTTACATCTCCACTATATATAGATGCACCAGAAGTAGTTAGTGCTATATTGCCAGAGAACGAACCACCTCTTGCTGTTATATCTCCATCAATAGTGAACTTAGTCCCATTCCAAAGCAAGTAGTTACTGGTAGATCCACCTACCTTTAGTCTTGCACTATCTGATGCATTTAAAAACCAATAGTTGCTATTATCAAAAAATAAACCACGTTTTGTTCCAGCTATTCCAGTAGTATTACTTGGATCTACACCAACACCAAACTGAAAATTACCAGCAGTTATATAATCTGTTATTGCTGGTGTACCAGATATTGCTGTATCTGTAAATGAAATATAATCTGTAGATGTATTATTATATTGATCATACGTAGCAATTGCTATTTTATATGTTGCACCTACTGCTAAACCTTGAAGCTTATATGATAGTGTTCCTGTAGGTATGTTTGCTTGATCTATTGGGTAGTCTACATATGAATATACTGGATTAGTTGTATCTGTAGTAAATCTAATTCTATACCCTCGTAAACTAGACTCTGTTACAGCAGCCCAAGAAAGATTTATGTATCCATTAAACCCAAGAGTGCCACTAGTATCAATTCCTGGTGATGTTGACATTCCAACTTGCGAAACATTTCCTGGACCAGTGATGTCAACAGTTACTGGAGAAAGTGGCACAACTACCTGTTCTGCAGAATAATTTGATGCATTTCCAAAATCATCATAGTATCTAATAAGCAAATATGTGTTTTGATATATTGTAGAAGATATTGTAGCTGGGCTTGCTCCCGAATATACAACAGCATATCCAGTTATCGATCCAGACACTTGCTCATCAAAATTATTATTTACTGTTATTTGATTTCCAGATACTGCAGTAATATATGTGTTTTCTGGTATGCCAGTTCCAACAACTCTATATCCTGTTGGTATTGTTGTTACTGGTATTCCTTTATTTGTAACAACATTTGTTAAAGTTACCGTGTTTGTTCCAGATGCACCACCAGAGGAGTATGTTCCAGTAAATGAGTCAAACGGTGTAAAACCAGACCATGTTGTGTACTTTTGATAAACTTCTCCATAGGCAGCATACTGTGGCAAAGTATACGAAACTGAATATCCATTAACTAGCGCAGTAGTTGTAAATGTTGGAGTAATTCCCAGTAGTGGGTTTGCTCTTTGTGCAACCGTAAAAGATACTCCAGAAGATTTATTATCTGCTGCATCTATGCTCTTGAAAACACCGTTAAATGATGAATAGTGTTCACCAAACTGAGTAAATAAATCTGCTTTTGTTATTGTAGCGGTTTGACTTAAAGATGTGCCTGTTGGAAATACATAAAAATATCCCACACTAGAGTTTGGAGCAGTAAGAGCTATTTGAAATCTAATTCCTGCATCTGCTGCAGGTAATGTATAACTTACAATAATATTATCGCCAGACCATGCTGCAGAAACTGCTGCAACTTCTGATGGTGGAATTAAGTCTGCAGAAACTGGATTAGTTGGAGTAACCTTTACAATATTTGAATACTCTCCATACAGACCAGACTTGCTTGTATAACGTGCCTTAACCCATCTTGCTTCAGTTGTTGGAGTAATAATATTTGCTGGCTTTAGGCTGCTTAGGTATACCTGTTGATAGCCAGTTGTTGGTGCTGTACCAGCATCAGACACTACCTCTTCTACAGATAGAAACTCATATGCTTTATTACATACATCTATTAGACTTACGCTATAGCCCATTGGAATACTTGTAACAACAATTTCTGGAATACATAAGTCTGGTGTATATGTTGGTATATTTGTTAGAGTTGCTTCTGGACCAAATATTCCAGTTTTATCATGTGCTTTAATTTTAAACTCTGTAAATGATGGCTGAAAAAGTCCAAAGTATTTTGTATTATCAGCATAATAAAATATAAGTTCTTGTTGAGAAGAAGATGTGTTTAATTTAGAATAAATAATTGGCTGTGTAGTTGCTACACCATCGCTTAATGTATAATAAAAGCTATCAATTGTATCGTTGTCAGGATTTGTTAAATCTATTTCAAAAGAAAAAACAAGAGCAGGACCACTGTCTAAATCCTGCCACTCAGCAGAAAGATTAGTTATTTCTCCAGGAGTTTTTCCTTCTGAAGAATTTGGGGTTGATGGTGACCCAGGTGTTTGTTTTTTGCTTGCATTATATGATGAACCAATTAAAGATCCACCGTTAGAATTTACAACAACAATTTCTGCACCAGCTCTTGCTGCAGATATTCCAGCCTTATATCCTCTAATTCTTGGGTCGTTGGCATCAATAAACATAGTCTGTCGTTTACCAACAGAAAACGGTGACTTATATTCTGATGCCATTTATGTTATTACCTTGGTCCTATAGCAATCCAATTTACAAGAATATTGTCAGCCATCTCTAAAGTTCCCTGTGAACCAGCTCTCATGAGTCTTATTGTAAAGCCTGTCGTAGTTACATCATGTACAGAAACAATAAAGTCTAACTGTGTGTTTGATGAGTGCTCTGAGTTATCCACTGTAGCAACAACTCTTGGTGGCTGAGAAAAAGATACTCCAGAGCCGAATGTTACTGGTCTTGCATAAAATCTTTTATTGTTTGAAGTTAAAAACCTTTGGGAAGATGTATCTGCAATTTTTCTTTTACCATATGCAATTGTTGTATTTGCTAAATCATTAATTGCATCAAGATCATCGGCAGTCCAATCTGGGTTATTTAATACACCAAGCTTGTTAATGAGCACATTGAGATAGTCGCTGTGTTGATTTACAACACTAATAATTTGTTGAATACCCGCCAAATCTATAATTGCTGGGTCTGATATTTTTACGTAAGACATTTATTCTCCTTTATATACAATTATATCATTAGGCCTGGCCTAATATGATACCCCTTTGTCGATCATATTTAAAACTAGGCTAGTAGACAGGCCATTATCAAAGCTATGTGAAACTGAGTGGACTACATACTTTTGCTGATTAAGTCCACCAAGATTATAACTTAGCTGAACAACATCTCCAACCTGTATTAGTGGATTTCCAAAGATTTCCACAGATATATCTTTAGAAAAGATATCTATTCCTCTTGCTATAGAGTTTACTAGTTTGTTTGCAGACTCCTTAGACTGAATCCAGTTTGAGTCTAGCTGAACCGATTCAGACATGTTAGCTGGGTCTATTGTCTTTTCTAATATTTCTGGGTCTGATGGAGCTATAATTTCAAATGTCCATAAATTTAGTACTGACATGCCCTGTAATAATTCTGTTGGATCTTGTTTTAAAAATACCATATGTGATGAGTTATTTGCAATAGCAAATTTTGCTCTAAACCCTGTATTTAAAACTGTAGAGTATGAAAGTGAGTATTCGTCAACTTCTTTCTCTTGCATATATTGTTGATCCACAACCTCTGATCCTGGAAAATATTTTAATAAATATTCAACTGGCCAAACATTTACAGATACCGCAGCTGGTGTAGTATACTGAACGTCATATGTATTAATACCAATTATTTCTGGTTTAGTCTGCATCATATAAGATTTTGATCTAGAGAATATATTTTGATTTTGAATCATGCCGTTCAAAAACTCTCTATCTTGGAAATAATAATTAACACTTCTTTCAATTAATGGTTTGTGTGTTGCATATATTTCTCTCACTCCGCCAGCATCTGTACCGCTTTGTGATGGATATGTTATTCCTGAAATTGCTACTGGATCTGTTGAAATAAAAGATCCAAAAATAGATCCTGGAGTAATATCTTGCGAGAAACTTAATTTCTTTGGTAGGCTAGTAATTGAATTTAATTCTATTGGAACCCATGATCCAGAGCTGTATGTCATCCATCCGCCTATTTCAATATTATTTAAAAATACTGACATTAGGTTTGTAACAGATGAACTTTCTCCATCATCTCCTGTGGAGTTATATGTAGATACTCTTAGATTAAATGAGGCATATCTAAAATCTGTTGTAGCCTGGTATGTAATATTTTCTCCAGTACCAGATTTTACTAACACCTTTTCAAAATTATCAATAATGGCTTTAACAGTGGTTGTAACATCTGAATAAGCTATCATTTGCACATTAGTTCCATTAACTCTATAAAATGCCATAGCATATTTATAAACTTGTGGAGAATTCCATGTAATACCATCTTGCTTTAATGTATTATATCTAATCAGTTCAACAAAATAAGCCTGATTAGCATCTGTTTCAGAATCATCTAGATTAAAGAACACTCCTCCAGAACACTTTTCTGTACCGTTTTTAAAATTAAACTTTGTAGAGTATGTTCTGTATGGTTCTGATCCATCATCTGTTATTGTTAAGCTACGTTCTGTAGTTGGATAAAAAATAACTTTTCCAGTGCTTTGTGTTGTTGGTGTAAACTGGTTATATGTAGAAGCACTATATGTTCCATTACCAGTTATTGAATAGTTTGATGAAAGATTTTTACATGTAATATTTTTAGTGCTTACATTAGCGCTAGTTAAAACAGTATGATCTGAAACCTTTGTTCCAAACATACCTCTTTGAATATTTGTAATTTTGCCAGTTGGCTCAATAATTGTGTTGTACTCTGACTTTGTTGTTCCATCACTAGTCATTAGACCAACTTTATACTTTTTATTAAATCTATCTATTTCTCCAGAGAGCTCTATGTCATTTTTTACAGACACATATATAGGGCCATTGTTTTGATCTTCTAGCGAGTATTCTTTATATATAAAAGAAACTATTTCATTTTCAATAAATGCGTACCCGTTGTTATTTAGATTGTACGTATGAAAAATATCTAAAACATCATTCTTATCTGTTACAAAATAATTTTGTGTACTATTCATATCTTCATTTAAATAGTTCATACCAACAGAGTCTGAGTTTTGTTGTGACCAAACAATATCATTAGACGTTGTATAAATAAAGGATGGTGAGTTTGGATTTAAAGATGTATTTTGTAATGCTAAAGATTGTTTAATCTTAGGAAGCTGATATCTAAGAGATATCTTTCCTGGCTTAGCTTTATTAGATACTGCATAACCGCCATCTACAATGTCAGATTCATTGATTACTAGGTCTGATGTCGTAGATCCAAGTATTTCTGACAAGCTCAAAAATCTCATAATGCCATACTCATCTATGAAGGCGCCAACCTGATATGGTAAGAATATTTGACTTAGTGCATCAACAATAGTTGTATCTTTTGAGTTCACATAAAAATATGCAAGGTCTAAAGGAATATTTCTATTATTACAAACATCGTACAAAGAATTAAAATCATAGTCTGTAAATCCAGAAAGGTCCAGCATATTAGATATTACATCTATTACTGTACGTAGATTAGATACATAGTCTGATACTTGTGTTGATTGTAAGTACCGCCCAATATCGTACCCCTGAACAGTTACTTCATCAATATCGGACTCTTCCCACGTATCTGAATAAAATATGCCTCCAGGAATTAAAGTATTTGGTGTTGATAATGTTTTTGTTGCACTATCAAAATAATTTTCTAAATAATAATTAACATATAGCTTTATGTTTTTCCTAAGCATTCCCTTTAATGCTGTTCCAGATAGGTTGCTCTGGCTTGAAAAAATTGGAACTGGTGCTGATATTGTTCCTAGCGGTATACCAGATAAGGTTAGAGAAATGTCGTCTGAGTTAATAGATGAAATTGGCAAGTATGTGTCTTTACTATCTAAAGACTTATTTAAAGAAAATCCAATAACATAGCTTGTTAAATCAAGCTCTAGTCGTGGAGATATTTCTACTACCTGCATTCTAGTAATATCTGAATCAAGTGTATCTGATGTATAAGAAGAAAAATCATCTCTTACTGTGTTTGAAACTTGAGTTACACAAATCTTATTTAAAGTGGTCACTTTATCAATTGCTCCAGAAGCATTGAACGTTGGCATAGCGGTCCATCTCGATCTTGTCCATGCGCTTCCAGTCCAGTAAAGAACTAATACGCCAGCATCTTCTCTTACACCGCCATTTTCTTTACTGACATTTGCTGCAAGATTAATTGATGTAGAACCATCAACCGATATTATTGATCCATTTATATAGATGTTAATTGTTGGAACTGCCATTAATGTATTAAACTTTAACACTAGCTTATTTGTTGATACTCCAGCCTTGTCATACAGTCCAGTAACAGACCTTTCTGTTGTGTCTGATACAAAATACTTGTACTGATTCATATCGCTAATTAGTCCATTTTTATAAAACGGTACTGGTGGTGCAATATTTATTAATTTAGGGTTTTGTATGATAGGGCTTACTGGCATATAAACATCTGATGTATACCCATCAATAATATCCTTAGTTAGTTTTCTAAAATTAGATGGAAAAGAAAACTTAGAACTTCCCGTATTAACATAGGATTCCCCTGGTCTAAAATTTGTAAAAACAGAGTCTGATGGCCAAATAGAATTATATTGATAATCAAAATAACTTACAGAGTAAACTTCTGGAACTGTAAAAAATACTTCTGGAAATTCGTCTTCTGTGTTTAATCTATTTAATGATACATTGTATGTAAATTCAGATATTGTGTCTGAGTCTGAAGCGCCACCAATATAGGTTTCTACTTTTGCCCATCCAAAAGAATTAATTTCAAGAGTAGAAGATCCAAACTGACTGGTATCTCCAAAAGCATAAATGTTAGCCATTACAGGATAATCTTTATCTGTTTTAATATATGTAATTATTTTAAATGCACTACCAGCTACAGCAGGCGTTACTGTATAGGATATTGTATCCTCATCTGCAACCATTGTATATTTTTTAGTTGTAAATCCTGCTTTTGCATTAGAGTCTGTTACACTTTCAACTATTGTAGATGTTGATAAATCTGTTTCTAGTGTACCGTTTCCAGCAATAGTTGCATATGGTGGATTAAATATATTTTGATTCCACTCAGCAAAAACTGCTGGTGTCATCTTAATAGAATTAGAATCAGAAAAAATATTAGAGCTAACATTTGTAAGCATTAGATCTCCGTAAACTCTAATGTCATATCTATGTAGTCTGTTACGGCTGTTCTTTTTCTAATTGTTTTAGAAAGTCCTGTCATAAAAACATTATAGACTTTCTCCCCCGTTGAAGCAGACACATATGTGCTGTCTGTAGGAACTTGTCCTGTAGTTGGATCTGTATGTTTAGATGCAATAATCTTAATATAAACTGGTATTCCATAGTTGGCATTATAGAATGATTGTATCCAAGATCCTGAATAATTTCCATCCACAATATCGTTAGATTTTGCAGGTAAAAAATCCCAAGATACAGAAATTATATCTTTTTTAGCAGTAACAAACTTTCTAAGTGTGCCATTTGCCATTCTATTTTCTTTTTCAATAAGAGTAGGAGAAATCTCAATCTCTCTTCGGTTATGATCTGTTAGTTTGTACCACGTTGTTCCGTTAAGAGAAATATGTATACCTGATTGAAGTGCATATGCCATTATAGTCCTACCTTATTACTCTTATTAGTTTTACTTTCCATAATTTTAAGTTTCTGTAATACTCTAGATGCAATTTCATCAGAATTACTTCCAGTTACATTCATAGTTACATTATACACTGATCCGCCCACATTTGTAGATGTTTCATTTCCAGTGCCAGTATATTTTGCTCCAAATCCAACATTTGGTGTTGTTGGAACAGGAACTAAACTACTATAACTGCCAGAACGTAATTTTCCAAGAAGAGTTGTATCTGTAGCAGTAAGTTTCTTAGTATCAGCAACTATTTTACTTCTTGCCTCAACCATATTAATAAGTTTGTCCATTTGAACAATCTTACTTTCTCTTGCAAATTTACCGCCTTCCAACATAGACTGTTGTTGTAGTGCTGCAGCCTCAAGATAGTTTCCTGTCATTTTTGCTTTAGCAGCTTGATTAATAAGATCTAGCTGTTTCATTTGATATTGATTTTGACGATCTAACTCATCATTAATCTCTTTTAGCGCATCTCGTTTTTGATTTAATATATCAAGTTCTTTTTCATATGGATTTAAAAATTTTCCAACAGTAGATGATGATACATTTTTATTAGCGTTATCAGTATCTTTGCCTGCTCCAGGTATAACCTTTTTACTTGCCTCAATCTTAGCTAATTCTGCAGCCAAACCTTTTCTTCTATCTAAAAGTTGATAATATGCATATGCTTCAGACCCAGTTTTTGGACCAGAGTAGTTTTTAATTGCTTTATCAATAATATCTAATTGATCTCTAATATCTTGTTCAAGGAAACCAGCATTTATTCCAGATTTTGCTAAAATATTTATTGCAGCTTCTACAGTTTTGCCATCTATTTGATCTAGCAAGCTTGGTAATTTTGCAATATCTAGTATTGTCATGCTGCCTTGTGCATACCCCATCATAATATCAATTTGTGCAGCACTATCTAAACCTTCTAAAGACTTAGTTATCTTTTTAAATAATTCTGGATTAGTCTTTTTTAATGCTGCAAATGCTTGATTACCTAAGTCTTTTAATGCTGCAGCAGATAATTCTCCACTAGAATCAACCTTATCTAACTCACCTACTAAATCTTTAGTTGAATCAGCAAGTTTTGCAAAATTTTCAGAAGAAATTACCATTTGTGCATCATATTCTTCTTTTGTTATTAATCCATCTGCATATTGTGCATTTAATAAACCTAATGATTCAGTTTCTTGAGTAAATGCTGCTGTTAGCTGAGTAGTGGCTGACTGAACTTTATTTTGTATATCTCCAAAATCTTTTAATGCATTAACGCCAGTTGGAACTCTAACATCAAGACCACGCAAAGCCTGTTTGCCAAGACCAATAAGATTGCCACCAATACCACCACTATATGATTGATTAATTGACTCCTGCATTCCAGCAGCTCTTTTAAGCTGTTGATAATTTACCTTTGCTCCAAAAGATGTTGGTAACTTTATTTTTGATATATTTTGAATAGCTTTTGTAATAGACTCAATATTCTGTGTTCCACTTTGTCTTAAAAATTCCATTCGTGCTTTAATAGTTAGAGGTTCTTTTGTAATATCTTTTCCATCTGGAGAAAGTATTGACTGTACCGCCATTTTTAGCTTAACTTGATCTGCACCAATTAGATCTGCAGCTGCCTTAATATTTGCTGCTATATCTGCAGGTCCTAAACCAAATATAGCTGCTCTTTGTGCAACATCAACTGCAGCTGCATTAATTCCTGCCTGTGGACCCTTTAATGCTGCTTTATTAATTACTTGTGTTGCTCTATTACCCTTTTGTCCATAAAATTCTGCAAAACGCTTTGCTGCTTCTCCACTTGCAGAAATAAGCTGTCTATTATTTCTACTAAACTCTCTTGCGCTTGGAAGTGCTCTTCCAGTAAATTTTGAAAAATCCTCTAGAGACTTTATGCTGCCATATCTTGCTTCTGCCTCCATTTTTGCTGCATCTGCAATTTCTTCTGCAGCTTTTATTGCAGTCTTATTAAACTGATATAGTCCAACACCTACTGCTAGTAATAAGGTTGGCCATCCACCTATAATATTTTTTAACATTCCAAAAGCTTGGAATGCAAATACTGCTGGCATTATTGACTGTGCTAATTGACCAAATTTGCCAGGTAGCATTGATAACCCTAAGAGTAACCCAGAAAGCCCTAAACCTCCGCCTGCTCCTCTTGCTCTTCCAAATCCACGACCTACCGCACCACGTAATCTGCCAACTCTAGTAGACTTTCCAACTTTTCCTTCTGGAATATCTGATTCTGGTCCACCCATACCAGCTGCAAGTATTCCAACTTCAGATGCTCTTACTCTACGTAAATCAGAAAGTTCTTTATCTGTAAATGCTTTTCCAGTTCTTGGATTAATTAATGCTGTTGCAGCAGAAGATGTTCCTTTACCGCCAACCTGCTGCATTCCTTTTATTCTTGCATTTTGATATGCACGACCATCATCTTGTCCGTCCTGAATAGCAAGAGGATGAGGGCTCTTTCTATCTCTACTTTGGGCATAAATATCTTGAGTATTTTTATCTATTGTTTCTTGATATGTTTTTGCATCTAGTTGAGCCTTTTGTCTTAATGCTTGTGCAGATCTTATTTCAGTTGCGCTATATGCAGATTGTGCCTGAGAACTTTTTGCTTGAACATTTGCAATTAATGATGCTCGTTCTTGTTCAGACATAGAACCTGGAGCCATGCCTCCGCCAGACATTGGCATTACAGCACCTAAAAGTCTTGCTTCATTTAAATGTGCATATGTTGTTTTTAATCCAGCTAGGTCTGGCTTATTCTTTGTTAAGAATTTCCACATTCCCTCTACTGGACCTTGGAATACTGAGTTTTTTAATCTTCTCATAGATATTGCAGAAAGTTTATCTCCAACTTTTCCTGACGGAGCTCTCATTTCTGCAAATGGCCCCTGTAATTCTGACATACCTGGGAAGAATCCATGTTTTTCTAAAGCTTCTGCTCCAAGTGCTGCTTTACCTCCAGCGTTTCTCATTCTTGCAAAAATATCTGAAAGATCTGTTTTTGATTCTTCTAAAATCTTTGCCATTGTAAGAGATTCATTTTGTACTCCACCAAGATTTGCTGCTGTTCCTCTTAGACTTGCAACAATTTCATCTGCATATACCTGTAAATCATCTGCATATTCTTTTCTAACAACATCAGTCATTCTTGATCTTGTTTCTGTACCAGCAGATTGACCAAGCTTAAATGATCCTGCACCTAGTGCAGATAACATAGAAAGTGCAAATCCTTCACCCTGTGCAAAAAAATCACGGCTCATACCAAATTTATTGGCAGCTGTATTTCCTGGTGCAGGCAAAGCAAGACCACTATACAAAACAGACTGTCCACCTGTAATTGAAGGTCTTCCAGTTCTACCATTAATAAACCCAGGAATATTATCTGCAATAATTCCTTGTACTAACGATCCATATTTTTCATTCATTGCTGTTGGAATAATTGCTTCTCCTGGAGAAACCATTGCTGGAACAACATCTCCAGCACCCTTTGGTCCAGGCACACTAACTATTCCGTTGGCAAAACCTTTTGCTTTAAAACCTGGTTGCATCATTCCTGGAAATCTTGTTGCTGCAACATTTTGTGCATTTATCATTCTTTGATATTCTGCAATTAATTGTCTAACTGCACCAGCTTCTCCAGTAAACGCCTGCTGTAATTTGATGTGTGATTGTTCTAAGGATGCAGCAGCTGCAATTGCATTTTGTTGTTCAACAGATAAATATTGAGTTTGCTCACTTAGAACTTTAGATTGGCCAGTTAATCTTAAGAATCCATTTCTAAGTAACATTAGACCTTTAATACCATTGGCAACAAAGTTAGCAAAAAGACCAATAGTCATTAATATTACTGGAGCTAGTCCACCTAAATACAGAACAACCTTAGCAATTACCTGCTTAGACGTATCTGATAAACCATTAAACCATTCTAGTAATCCATTAAGTTTATCTAATAGTGGGGTAAGAATACGTACAAATACTTCTCCAACTGGTGCAAGTGAGGCCTTTAAACTTTCAATAGATGCTCTAAACTTATTCATTGCAGAATCTGCAGTAATCCCTAATTCTTTTTCAGCTAGTGCAGCTAGATCTTCCATTGATGCCGTAGCTAAATCAAGAACTCTTGAAGCTTGATTTCCATCCTTAATTACATTATCAAATAATGCAGAAAGACGTGCTTGCTGGAACTTGCCAAATAGTTGTTCAATAGCTCTTTGTCTTTGTAAATTAGATAAACCATCAAGAGCTTTAGCAAATTCAATAACTGTTCCTTTAAGATTTCCAACATTACTTTCAACAATTTGATCAATATTAATGCCCATGTCCATGAGCATTCCCTTTGCTTTATTTGTTGGATTAATAAGAGAAGCTAGACCAGACTTTAATGCATTTGCGCCTTCGGCTGCATTAATGCCTCCTTCTTTCATGGCTGCCATAAAGAATGCTAAATCTTTTACATCTCCGCCAAGATCCTTAACAATTGGTGCTGCTTTTGGAATTGCAGTTGTAATATCATCCAAAGATACAACTGTTTGGTTTTCTACTGAGTTCAAGAAGTTAATTGCATCTGCTAATTCATTAGAATTAATTTTAAAAGCATTCTGTAAAGAAATCGTTGTTTCTAAGGCTTTTTGCTGATCAATTTGTCCAAGAACTTGAAGTCTTGTTGCTTGTGTTACTTGTGCTTGTAAATCTGAACCTGAAAAACCAGCTGCTGCTGCTTCTGCTGCTAGACTAACAGTATCAGAAACAGCAATACCATATTTAGTAAATTCTTTACCAAGCATTTTAACTGAATCAAGTGCAAATTGTGTTTCCTCTGGTGCTGTAAATAAATCTCCATATACCTTCTTAAATTTAATTGCAGCAGTTTCCATATCCATAAATGTCTTGGTTGCAACTGAGCCAAGTCCCATCAATGGAATTGTAAAACCAACCATAAGCTGACGACCAGCCCACTGTGTATTCTTACCAAAATTTAAAAGATTTGTTGATCCTTGTTTAACAAGTTGATTAAATATTGCCTGTTTTTGTGCTGCCATCTGTATTTGTGTAGACATATTACTCATGTCTAGTCTAGTTGGCATTACAGCAATAGCTCTCATTGCACCGTTTGCATCACGGCCCATTTTAATATATTGTGTTTGTAAACGTTTTACGTTTTCAGTTGCTACCTTATTTACTGTATCTAACTCAGAAGAAAAAAGTCTTCCGAAAGTTTTTGTTGATGCCATGGAATATCTAAAGTATTCCCGCATTGAAAATTTATTTTTTTCTAAAGAATCTGTAAAGCTTTCTGCAGTTGTTTTTACTGTGCGAAGTTCTGCAGAGAACCCCTGAATAGCGTTGATTCCATTCACGAAGTTCTTCTGCAGATCACGTTGTGCTAACGCAGCTGCATCGCTACTTTTTGCTACTGAGGCATGAAATCTTGATATCTCTCTTTGGAGAGCTTTAAGCTGTGCTAATGCACCCGACGTATCTATATTTACGTTAATCTCGGCATTTACATCAGCCAATTACTTCACCTCATTTTAAGTTGTAATTATTCAGGACTATTAATAACATCTGGCATTCCGCCAAGTGTTACTCCAGAAGCTGCTTCAACAATCTTGTAAACTGTTGGAAGATCAAGTAGTTCTTCTAACTTTTCAAGATCTTCTGCAATTTCTGGCTTATACTGCTTCATCGCAATTTGTGCACATTCAACAAGCAAAGTCATTGACTTTTCATTGTCATCCGCCACTGCCGCAACTCCTTCAAACTTCTTCAAAAATGGACGAAGCAAAGAAATCTTTAAAGGACGTACCTTAATCTCTGTTCCATCAATAAGAAGAAGTGATTTTTCTTCATGAACTGTTGTTGCCATTATTTGTTTCCCTCCCATATAGGCTTGCATTAATTATATCATAATAGGCTATCTTAAATCTTCATAATCAAGACCAAAACCTATACCAAACCCTGCCTTTTGAGCATTTTGACCCTGTAGTGCTAAAACATCATTTGAGTCTGTTGCTTGGCCACGGCTGAATACCCTAGCCTTTAAGTCTTCCCACTCTTTCTGACCCTTTTCTTGATTTTTTTCTATATCTATTCCTTGAATAGCTGCTAAAAATTTCTTTTCTTCATAATCTAATTCTCTTCTACCAGCAATAATAGCCATTAATTCTGGCATAGATATTGATACTTCTAGGTCATCATAATTTTTCCAAATACCAAGTGTGAATACTTCTGACTCTAGTTTTACTAAGTCTATATCTTCCCATGAGTTTTTTGATTCATTATTTTGTGCCTGTTGCTTTACTGTTTCTTTAGAATCATCATTTATTTTTATACCGCCTGCTATTTCTAATATTTCATGAATTAGAGGCATGTCTACTGCATCTTCAACATCTGATATAGATTTAGATAATTTTGGATAATATTGTTTCATTGCTACCCTTACACATTCAAGCAATAATAATATCGAATCATCATCATTTTTGGTTTGGCTAATAAGAGAAAATGTATCCATAAATTCACGTAAATATTTTATTTTTAATGGGGACAGCTCAATCTCTGTTCCATCAAACAAATAAATATTTTTAGTTGAATATATTTTAGTAGCCATATAACCCCAACAACTATTTTATCATACAAAAAAGACCTACCCGATATAGGGCAGGTCTAATCTGTCTAATTAGATAAAATTAGCTTGCTGGTGTCCAGGTACGATCAACGATCTTACCATATGATCCAGATGCATCTTCAGGAAGAAGACGGAAAGAAACTTCGAACATTGAAGCCTCATCACGCTTTGCTGATACAGTTACGTTCTCAATTGATAGAGCACGGTATGCTGAATAAACACGTTCAACGTATAGAGAGTCTTCGCAATCGCCAGTTCCAGGTCCAACAGCAACGATTCCTCGTTCTACTGGACATTCTCCGATTTGGCCTGCTGAAAGGTCAAGAACCTTACCTGCAGAAGTTGCCTTATTTCCTGAAAGATTAGTGTCGCTGTAAGCAAGTGCCAAGAGAAGATTCTCAAGTGTAGCTTCAGCGAAAGCAGTAGCAAGATTTACCTGCATACCCTGCTTATACAACTTAGCAACGTCAAGAACCTGATCAACCTGTACTTCACCGAAGTCTGGTTGGAACTGTAGCTCAAGACCATTCATGGTGTAACCTACGTTTGTGTAGTCTGCTTCATCTGCAAGGGTTTCCTTGAATGACTCAGTGCTAACAAATGACTCCAATCTGCTTGGAGTAAGGGTTGTGTCTGCTACAAAAAGAGCAGCAGCACCAACGATAATGTTGGTAGACGTACCACGAGTATATGCCATATTTTTCACCTCTACTTTCAATAGATCTATTATTAAGTTTTGGCGGGTTTCCTCATTGCAAGTATATCAGATTTTTATATGGTTATTTTATCATCACCAGTAAGGCGTGGCTCTGGATTCCAGTCGGAATACATAACCGAATCTTTTCCGTCTACCCCTATTACTGGCTTCTGATGATATTCAAATTCTATAATAATCTTATTTCCAGCGTATGTTCTTGCTGTAGCAAAATCTACAATATCTCTTGTTTCTTCAAGCTGATATACTTTAAAATTATGAAAATAAAAAATATTATCTATTAAGTTTGGTAGTTGTGGTGTTCCAAGATTAATCCTACGATTTGAGCACCAATTATTTACCTCTTCCGCAGATTCATCAAAACGATCTAAAAGTCTAAATATAGACTCTGTTGTTTTTACGGCCTTCTCTATTCTTTCTGCCCCTACCGCATAAAAATAATATAGTACCTCTTCATTTTTAATATGTGGAAAATTTTTTCTATTCATTTTAAACATTCTGTCATATGTTGCAAAAACATCATTTTCTGGAAATGTTGTTGTTAAATCTTCTATGTTAGATGGAGTAGTTGGAAAAAATGGTACATTGGATAGGCCAGCAAGCTCTGAAATTTTTGCTTCTAGATATTTATTAACCCATAGTGTTGGTGTATTTAATGTTGTATCATTTGCCATTATAGTTTAACTCCTGCATTCACAATCCATGAGTATCCTGTTGACACTCCTACTGATCTTCCTAAGTTTTTACCTTTAGCAAGATTTCTCTTATAGATAGATGGGTCTTTAAAATATCTATCCATACCGCTTACTTTTAAAAATGCCTGAGAAAAATATCTTTTAAAAAATATATTCATTGTATTTTCAAAAGAATTTTGTACATGAGAACCCCCTGGATTTAAAACTTCAACTGGGCCTTTGGTAAAAATATTTTCTCCATTATCTTCAAAAACTAATACTTCAGACTTTTTAGGTTTAATGATTACTGGAATTCCTTCTTCCATAATTTTTGCTTTATTATAAAATGGTGTAGTTGATCCCTCTTTAATACTTTTTGACTGTCTAAAAGAAGAATAAAAAGATAATCCTAAATTACTAACAGTATAGTTAATATCAAACAATCTTGCATCTGGACTTCCTACTTTATACCACTCATAAACATGGTGTAATGCTTGAGGGTTTGATCTTGCATTTGAGTCAATAAACATTTCAAGAACTTCTTTAATTCCAGCACCTAAATTATTAAGGAAGTGTCTTTTGCCTTTTTGGACCCCATCAATAAATCCAACAGAATAATTAACAATATTATTTAAATCTTTAATAAACTTAGCCTGATTTAGTTTAACAGATATCATAGGTCTGTTGCCTGATTCTCTGATCTACGAATAACTAACTTATAAAATTCTATATCCCCAAATGGACCAAGTATAGGTTCATTTGACGCTATTTCAAAAATAGTAGATTTTCCAGATCTTGGTCCAGCGGTCTCTAAATACACTGGAGTATTTGCACTTGTTCTAATATTTGTAACTATAACATTTGTAATAGATTCTTTTGATTGTCTTGAAGTAATTCTTAAATCACTTTTTGTTCTTCCAAGAAGGCTCATATCAATATTAATTTTAGCGTTTGGCTTTATTTCTTCGCCAGATGCGGTTCCTGCTGGTGCAAAGTTACAACTTATTGTTCTATCAAGAACCCATTGTTTTGTTAAATTTCCGTATGCACCCTGCTCAACAATTGGATAAAATATATCTGCTTTTAGCGGGTACATAAAATCTGTTGTATCGCATAGCATTAAATTAGACCTATCTTGGTGATATTTTTAGTATACTTACTTAATATTTTATCAACTATCATATTACCAGTACCTTCTAACATACTCTTGTCAAACTGAATTCTAAACTGATCAGTGTTATATGATGTGGTGTATCGCTTATAGTAGTCTAGCTTTCCGCACTTTAGATCCTCTATTAATAATTTTGTAGCATATTCGATATCTGGCGGAACAGCCTTATAACCAACATCTAATACAAATAAGAAATCGCATAACTTAGGAAATGCCGTTGTTAATCCACCTACATATCCAAGATCTCCAACTGCTCCAGGAATATCTAACGGTGCAGATTGTAGTCTATCAAATCTTTCACTTTCAACACGAATAATTGCAGAGTTATCAAGAGTCACTGTGTATGCTGCTTCATTGTCTTCTGGGATTTCAGCATCTACATCATAAATTAATACATTATCACGATATACCTTAAGAACTTTATTTAAGTCTTCCCATATTGGCATATAGTCAGCACCGTTGCCAGTTGTTTCAACAATATGCTTTTCATTATAAAAACCATCAGTTACTACAGAATCAATAAGGCCTCTTGCTACCATCTCTAATATCTTATACTCTTGTATTTCAGATGCGGTTGTCCCTAGTGTTCTATAGTCAATATATGGACGTAAAATATCTAGATTGCTATCAAGAATAATAGTTCCAGACATGCTTAAAATTCTAAATAAAAATTTTCTATCAAACTGAGCTTTTGACTGTTGAATGGTATAAGTAATTTGTGAGTTAGAGTCAGAAGTAACTGTTAAATCTTCTACGGAGTGATCAACAAGGTCTTCAATGTAAAGCTTATATTGAGTACTAGGAGCTGGAACATCCCATTTTGTATCTATTGGATATGGTGGTAAACGTAATACTTCCATTATTTCTTTTTACGGTAAAATTTTGCTACTTCATCTGGAGTTGCTACTCTTACAGATTTATTAGCTAACCATTTTTCCGAATCCTCCTTACTTAAAATATTATAACCTTTTTCAAGAGAACCTACCCCATTCCAATGAAGATTTTTTGTAGAATAAACAGCAATTTTTTCTATATTTATATCTTTACTTTTTTCTTTTTGAACTTTATGTGGTGTTGGTAAGAAAGAAAAAATAACTTCTAATATTTCTGCTTTTGTACTAACTCCAAATAAATCTATATTATTTTTCTTAGCATATGATTTTAATTGTGGTACAGTTTTACTTTTTAACTCATCTACTGTTGCTTCTAATAACATATTTTCCTCCACTGCTATTATATCAGAATGTGAATACTCTAATGATATATTATATCAACATTTATTATAGGGAGGGTATGATGGAGAGTATGGTAAAATATATTTATGAAAGAATGTCCAAGATGTAACAGGATGCTTCCTGAAAAATCATTTGTTTTTAAAGGCAAGAATAAAAAAAGAGGCAATATTTGCAATAACTGCAGATATAAAAGTAGAAATCAAAATTATAAAACTAGAAGAAATGGAAAACGATCTGGATATAAAATAACAGAAGAAGAACGTCAAGCTTTACTAAATTTTCAAAATGAATCTTGTGCTATATGTAAAGAAAAAAGTATTTTAGTTGTAGATCATAACCATATTACTGGAAAAATTCGTGGTTTATTATGTAATAATTGCAATATAGGTATTGGAATGTTGAAAGACAGCCCTGAAATAATCAAGGCTGCCTCTCAATATTTGATCAAAAATGATCTTATTTAATTGTGATTATGAATCTGAGCTATCTGCATCTGCATAAGCAACTGCATCTAGTTCTTCCCATTGTAGACCAAAGCGTACGAATACTGTATATTCAACTGTATCCTTCTTTGGCTTGTATTCACGATTTACTGTGATATCACGCTGGAAGCCCCAAACACGGTTAGCAGGGAATGTCAAATCGACATAGTCTGCTGGATAGTAAGGTACTTCCATAACATCCACACCAAGAACACGTGTTGTACGTGCTCCACCAAGTGTCTGTCCTACACCATCAAGATAATTCTGACGGTTAGCCTGTGTGCTGCCTGGAGTCATTCCAGCAATTGCTTCTGCTACTGCATCAGCAAGTGTACCGTTATTCTTAACGATACCCTGGAATGCATCTGTACCAGCATAGAACTTCAAGTTAGACTTGATAGCACGATACTTGCGTGGCATTGCAAGAATAATATCTTGCATTACAGATGGTGTCCACTCATTATCTGTGACAGTAACAACTGCTTCGTGAGCATCTGAACCGTCTGTAACTTTGTGTACGAAACCTTCCATGATTGAAAGGAAGTTGCCTGTTGAACCATCACCATTGATAGCGAGATCTTCGATATCGTTAGCAAAAGCGTTTG